GGTCAGCTTGGACTCCTGCACTCAAAATACCCTCAAGCCGCACTCAAGGAAACCAGAAATGATTAAGAAATGTCCTGTTTGTCATCATGATTTTGAAGGTTCATCCATAAAAAAATATTGCACTCCAAAATGTAAGAAAACTTTTGAAAATTCACAACGTAGCGCACCCGAACAGAAACAGAAAAAAGTTGTTAAGCCAAAAATTAAACCGCCCTCAAAACCACTGAGCCGCCCTCATGGTCTTAACGCCGTCGCTGCCGCTCATTGGGACAAAATCGCACCCACTTTAGAAGCCCGTGGACACCTTAATATTCTCTCTGAAGATGCCTTTGCTGAGTTATGTGACCTCCATTCTCGTTTGGTCGATATCAGAATGATGATTGATGCCGGGACTTCTCAGGAATGTAAAAAATGTGGTTCAGAAATTATTATCCCCGGTAACAGATCCTTGCTCCAAATTGATGATAAATGGTCCGTCAAAGATGGTGCCGAAACACAGACATTCAAAGAAAGCGCCCTTTCTGACCTTAAACGGAAATATTCAAAGCAATTCCTTGATTATTGCAAGGCTTTTTATCTCACTCCATTGTCAAACAGGGGTAATTTTGGCCTTGAAGATGAAGAAAAGAAAGACCCTGAAGAGGAATTTTTATCATGATGAACGATAATTTGTTGATATTAAAAGAAATTATGGCCCTTGTCAGTTGTAAAAGATTCTGTTGCAGTAGTAATAATACATATTCGCGCAGGCGCGTACTATTACCGCGCTCAAAAAAGGAACCGAGGAATATATGAAACGACAGTGCCCGAAGTGCGGACGGTATTTACCTTTAACGGAAGAGTTTTGGTACTGGAGAAATGATAGTCAAAAGTGGCGACCGTATTGCAGGATATGTCATCTAAAAAACAGGCACAAATATGACGCATTTTGTGTTAATTGCGGTAAAAAAATTAAGGCCACAATAGAACAAATAAAGGGCAGTGGCAATGTTTTTTGTTCTCACAAGTGCAGAACTAAAGAATTTATATCAAAGCAATCATTAGACAGGATGGCTGTCACTCAGTTTAAAAAAGGAGAGAGATTCTCGCCCGATACTGAATTTAAAAAAGGGGAGCATAGAGGGCATTACTTTTCAGTGGGCCACACACCTTGGAATAACACCGAAACAATGGTTTCCTGTGCCTATTGTGGAAAAGTTTTTAAATTAAAACCTTACCGCGTCCGTATGCATATTAACAATTATTGTAGTAAAAAATGCAATGATAAATCGAAATATAACGGCGGCATCGAAGAACAACGCCGAAAGATGAAAGAAGCTATCAAAGCCCTATCTGATAAGTATATTAGAATCGTATTATCAAATGCACATATAAACAAAACCACTGAAACCATAGAACTTAAACGGCAACAACTCGCCATGATGCGCGAAATCAAACTACTAAAACAGGAGGTAGCAAATGGGGTTACTTGAACAAGAGATTTACGAATTAAGGAATCTAAGAAGGGATTACAGGCTTGGTAAATTTGATGCACAGCACATCAACACAGAGATCGCCATTTACAGCCAGACCGAGAAGCGAGCTAAGTTGTTATTACAAGCCCATGTGTCGGGCGCAAAAATCAAGAGCGGATTGTTGAAGGAGATATTTAAAAGTAATATGATTGGTGAAGGTCAAGCCATAGACCTGGGTGAGGCTGACCCCGAAGATGATAAGGTTATGTGTATCGAGCAGGATAAAAACATAACCAGAGGTGAATGTCTTGATTATTCTGGTTCCCATTTGGAAGATTGCCGGGATTGCGAGACCGGAAAGGCAACGAAAGAAAAACTATTGGGTGAACATGAATAAACTTTTTGAACTTATTAAGAAACTCATAGACAATAAATTCTATGGAGAATTATTAATTAAGCTCGAAGCGGGTAGGATTGTAATTGTCAAGAAAACGGAGAGTATTAAGATAGACAAAGAATAACACATAACGCTATCAGAACAACTGAGGCGCATTGACCCCTAATTGTGGGGTCGTGCGCCTTTTTGTTTATTGGAGATTGCATGATTGAAGAAAAAGAAATCCTCCGTATTGAGAAGATCGCCCACGGTTACATCGACGATGTTCTGTCAGATAAAATTCTTGCTGGACGCTTTGTCAAACTCGCGTGTCAACGTCACCTGAACGATCTCGAACATGGCCGCGAAAGAGGCTTAGTGTTCAACCGTGAGAAAGCCGCCCACGCCGTCAAGTTCTTTTCTTTTCTGAAGCTCTGGAAAGGGAAGGAATATAAAGGCAAGGAATTTGTACTTGCGCCTCACTTCATCTTTATCACCTGGGTACTCATGGGGTGGTACAGGACAGACGGAAAGCGCCGTTTCCGCAAGGCATATATCGAAATGGCTCGGAAGGGTGCCAAAACGACGTATGCTGGGGGCTTGGGTGCCTATTTCTTCATTGCCGATGGTGAACAAGGTTCAGAGATATATACCGCAGCCGTAACACGGGATCAGGCTAAACTTGTCTGGACAAACATTGTAAATCTTACCAAATCAAGCGGATTTGCAAAGAAAATAACGTATTTGACGAATAGCATTTCAATTGAATCGACAAACTCAAAGTGTGAACCGCTTTCCTCTGATGCAAAGTCTCTTGACGGTTTGGATACCCATTTTGCAAGCCTCGATGAACTACATGCACATCCAACGAGAGAGGTACACGACCTTGTTTCTGATTCTATTGGCGCACGTTCTCAGCCAATGATAGTGATTATCACGACGGCAGGGTTCAACCAGACCGGCATATGTTACGAGACGCGGGAATATCTCACGCAGATCCTTAAAGGCACAATTCAAGATGATTCTTTCTTCGGGATTATTTACACCCTCGATGTTGCTAAAGATTGGCCGGACCTTAAAGGCAAGAAGGATGCCGACAAAGAAGGCGTGACCATTGAGGACGACTGGACGGATGAGGACACATGGATTAAAGCCGCGCCGGGACTCATAGGAATAACCGCAAGCGGGAAGAAATACGGCATAGACGACAATGGCGAGCCTATCCCCGGCTACATGACGAAACTTGAGGATATGCGCGATAAGGCCAGAATAGCAATTCAGATGCCTTCCGCACAAAACAATTTTCTCACGAAGCGCCTGAACATCTGGACTCAGCAGGAAAACCGATGGATTGATTTAGCACAATGGGACCGCAACAACGTGCGCCCGGTCAAGGAAGACGATCTATCCGGTAAGCTCTGTGTTGGAGGCATTGACCTTTCCTCTGTCTCTGACTTGACAATATGGTCCATGCTGTTTCCTGATGCAGAGGATAAAGACCTTGTTGATATCCTTATCCGTGTTTGGTGTCCCGAAGCTCGTTTGCATGATTCTAAGAACAAATACCGCGAACAATATCAGGCATGGCAGAAGCGGGGCTATCTTTTGACCACAGAAGGCGATGCGATGGACTATGATTTCATTAGGGCAAAGATCGTTGAAGATAGCCTGAAATTCAACATTGACAGCATTTCCGTTGACCGGCTTTTCCAGGGATATGAATTTTCACAGAAACTTGACGTTGAGTTGGGCGGGACAGAGAAAGCACCAAAAGTCATAGCCTGCGGAATGGGCTTTCTGTCAATGGCAGGGCCGTGTCAGGAATTTGAAAGAAGGTTGCTGATAAACAAACTCAATCATGGCGGCAATCCTATTTTGCGATGGATGGCCGACAACGTGAGTGTGAAGACGGACCCGGCGGGAAATAAGAAACCCGACAAAGCAACAAGTCAGGGAAAAATAGATGGGATCATAGGCATTTTATTGGGATTGGATAGGTTGTTGAGGGGGGAAACACAAGGGCCTAGCATCTATGAAGGCATGAGCGCGGAAGAAATAACACAGAGAATGGCACTTTAAAATTAAAAAGGAGGCTACAAATGGGAGAAGCAAGAAGATTGAGAGAAAACGGTATTCAGATGAAATCAATAAGACCCGGTGAGCAAATAGTCGTTGATCTGAAAAACGCCACTCAGCGAGAGTGTGAATGTGGGTGTAAGCATTTTATCCCCGTTGTTGACGTCTATATCTTGTCGGCACTGGTAAGTCCTACAGGAAAGGAATTACCGGTACAGCAACAGGTATTGCTCTGCATGGAATGTAAAAAGGCATTGTGAGGGGGACCGATGACACAATTACCCGATAAGGCACATTTCAGAGTTGAAGAGGTCGCTAATTATTTTGATGTTACAACGAGGACTATTTATCTGTGGATAGAACATGGACACTTAAAAGCCCATAGAATCGCCGGTAAATCAATCAGAATAACGCGTGAATCCGTTCTTAAATGCCGTGTGCCTTATCGGAACCTCTTTGAAAAACTGTGAAATCTATAGAAATCTATAGAAATCCGTGTAAAGACGAAAATCCTATTATCTGAAATAATCCAGTTATGAGCATATGACCATTTCGCAACCGGGGTGAAATGAGTATATTAACTGGATTAAGAAATTTAACGAAACAAATCATCAAAATACCTTCATGGATAAAAGAGAAGAACCCTATTGATTTGAGGGATTGCCACATTTATGGCGGTCTAATCATGGCGGGGATTGGCCTCTACCTCTATTCTCCCAATATTGCATTTACGGTTATTGGTTTCATTCTGTTCCTACTTGGTATTATCGCGGGTAAGGTCAAATGAGTATCTTTGGCAAGATACAGAATTTAGCCATTACGGACCCCAAAGCGTGGGATAGTTCTCTTTGGAATTTCCACGGTTCACAATCTCAGTCAGGCGAAAATGTCAACGAATACACCGCCCTCAATTATTCTGCCGTCTATAATGCCGTCTCTCTGATTGCCGGGACCATCGGAGCCTTACCGCTTCACCTTATGCAACGCAAGGGTGAGACAAAGCGAATAGCAGACGATCTCAGCGCATATGGCGTTATGCACGATCAATGGAACCCTTATATGACAGCAATGGCAGGAAGGGAAACTTTAACCGCTCATGTTCTCACGTGGGGCAATGGTTATGCCGAAAAGGTCAGAAATGGTTATGGTGATCTTGTTCAACTTTGGCCCATACCACCAAACAGGGTAACTAAAATATTCAGGGATTCAAACGGGGACATCTGGTACACGATCCGGGTAGGGAACGAAGATAAGGACTTACCGCGTGAAAAGATTCTCCACGTTCCCGGTCTTGGGTTCGATGGATTTCAGGGATATTCGATTATCGCAATGGCCCGTAAATCAATTGGCCTTGGAATGGCAATGGAGACCTTCGGGTCTCATTTTTTTGGACAAGGCACCCATCCCGGCGTAATCGTTTCTCATCCAGGTAAACTCAGCGAACAATCACATGCAAATTTAAAGAAATGCCTGACAGATTCTTATAGTGGTCTCGGTCAATCTCATAGGTTGATGCTCCTTGAGGATGCCATGAAAATAGAAAAGATAGGTATCCCCAACAATGATTCTCAATTCCTTGAAAGCAGGCAATTTCAAATTCCTGAAATAGCAAGGTGGTTTAATCTGCCACCCCACAAGCTAAAAGACCTTACGAAATCTTCGTTTAATAATA